TGAATTGGCGCGCGCTGTGGGTGTTTCTGAGGCTCACATATCCCGCCTGCGGCACGGTGAACAAACGCCGTCGCTCAGTCTGGCGCGGCGCATAAAGCAAGCTACCGACGGTGTTGTGGACTATGACGCATGGCGGTTTGTCCAATGAAGCCGCTCTGCACAGGATTCGGGCAATACGACACGCATTCAATCACCCTTTCCAGCGGCAAGCCAAACACGGCGACTCTTGCCGGACAACCCTACACCAGCGTGACAGAAGACGACATTCTGGCCATGGCGGCCAATCCGCCAAGCATCCACAAAGACGATGCGCAATGGTTCATCCCGTCTGACTATCTGGCGCATGATGGCCGTGAACACGAGGCCCAGCGCCAGCACGGTCAATTCTGGGCCATACCCCTTGACCTGGACAAAGACAGCCCGCCCCTGGCCGTCGTTCGGGCAGCGCTGGCGGGTGTGGTAGGTAACGCGGGCAGGGTGATCTATTCCAGCCGGTCGGCCAAGGATGATGATCTCAAGTGGCGCGCGTTGTGCTGGTTGGAAACCCCGATCGCCGGAGCGGATTATGCGGACACGGTTGAGGCTTTCAACGATCTGATTGCCGACCAGCTTGTGCCGGACAGGGCATTGCAGCGCACCGGCCAGCTAATATTTTTGCCGAACCGGGGCGAGTATTATGAGTCAGACGTGCATGACGGACCCCGCACAAGTCTGACCCCACACCATCCCATTATTGTAAAACGTGAACAGACCAGACGCGACCGGGCCGATGCTGAGGCCAAGGCGGCGGCATGGAAGGCGCGCAAGGCCGCCCTGACACCATCCGACGCCACAAACGTGGTCGATGCCTTCAACGAGGCTCACGTGGTGGCCGATCTGCTGGACCGCTACGGATACGAGCAAGCGCGGGACAGCAACAACTGGAAAAGCCCGATGCAATCCGGCGGGAGTTTTGCAACGAGGGACTATGGTGATTACTGGATCAGCCTTTCAGGGTCCGACGGTGCGGCTGGGATCGGGCAAGACACCAAGACCGGGCAACGCTTTGGCGATGCGTTCGATCTGTTCGTGCATTTTGAACACGCCGGAGACTTTAACGTGGCGGTGCGGACGTTTGGCGCGCGTCACCGCCTGCTGAATATGCCCGGCCCGTCGCATGTGCCAGCCGGTATGATGCCGACCGCGCCTGTGCAGGGGATGCCGACAGCGCCACGGGCGGACAGTGTAGTCGATCTGATCTGTGCGCGCATCAAGGACAACCCCCTGACAGCCGTGGAATTGCTTGCGGATGAAGTGGCGCGCTTGTCACCTGCCGACCGCGACACGGTGCTGGCAGAGTGCAAGCCGCACGGGATCAAGATGGAGATGCAGGCGGCAGTGAAGCGGGCTGTCACGGCTTTTCTGGCGGCCAAGGGTGCTGTTGCGTTGCAGACGCCGGAATATGCCGAGTTGAGTTATTACTTCATTGTCCGAAACGAGGACGGGCAGGCGGTGGCGGTGGATGCCCGCGGCGGGATGCAACCACAGTCCCGCACACAGTTCCGGGATGCCATGGCGCAACTGCCGCCGATCATGATCGAGGATAAGGCCACAGGCAATGCGCGGGCGAAGCTGGCAGCGGATTATTGGTGGGAGCATCCCGACACGCTTAGATATCACGCGACGGGATATGACCCGCTGGCAGGCGTTGAACTTTATGATGACAAGGCGCGCAAGATCCGCAACGTCTACGAGCCAGGGCATACCGCGCCCGCAGCGCCTGTGGGGCCTGAAGCGGTTGAGCCGTTCCTGCACGTTATCCGGTCAAACTTCCCGGACGCATCAGATCAGCACACGCTGTTGCAAATTCTGGCACATCTGGTGCAGCGGCCCGGCGTGATGTTGCGCTGGTCTCCGGTGATGCAGGGCGCGCCGGGGTGCGGCAAGGGCACTATTTCCCAAGCCGTCGCGTATTGTCACGGGCGCAAGAACGTAGCGCATCCATCGCCTGACGTGATCGCCACAGACTTCAACGGATATATGCACCAAAAGACGCTGATCGTGGTGAATGAGATAGGCGACCACAGCAAGCGCGAATTGTCGGTGCTGTCTGAAAAGATCAAGCCATGGATCACCGACGACGACGCGCATATTCATGGTAAAGGGAAAGGCTCATTCGACACGCAGAATTTCACCAACTGGATATTCACCACGAACCATCTGCACTGCATGCTGGCCACGCCGGGCGAACGCCGCTACGCGCATTTCATATCAGCCCTGCAAACCGAAGACGAAGCAGCGCGGGCTTTTGATCCGGCGTGGTGGACAGGCAGCACAGGCGACTGGTGGGGATCCTACTACGATTGGTGGGGTGCGGGCGGGGCCGAGGCGGTGCGGGGCTATCTGGGCCACCTGGCGCTTGATGTGGTGCCGTCCCGCGCGCCTGTGACGTCGAGCACGGCTGAGGCGATGCATGCGGGTGACGGGGCGGCGGCGGGGCTGATCCGGTCGGCTGTGACCGAAGGCGCTGTAGGCTTTAGGGGCGGGTGGGTTTCAATCAACGCGGTGCGCGATCTGCTTGAGTCCGAGGATCTTAAAGTGCCAGGCGGCCCTTATCTGGCACGGCAGCTTGAACAGATAGGCTACAGGCACACGATACGGTGCAACACGTCACCTTCCGAAGCAAACCGCTTTCCCAAGGCAGCGACAAAGACTCGACTGTATCATGTCGAGGACCTGGCAGGCAGAGGCCCCGCAGACACCATGGCGCTGTATGACGCAGCGCAACGATTGGGTGACAGCGGCCCGGTCCGGTCAACAGTGATTAAAATGCCCGGTCTATAAATTACCGTTAAATTAAAGCCCCGCCCCGTTAAATTGTGGCGGGGCTTTTTTGTGCCTGATGGACAGATAGTCTGGTCCGGTGGACACATAACCTGTCCACCTTTAAACGTTTGATTTCTTTGGTTTTTTATGCTGCTGGACCGATTGGACAGATAGTTAGAGGTGTTTCGTAGGTGTAAAAATGTGAGGTTCTATAATTATAGTATTTATTATGGGTGCTTTCTCACTCACCATAGGCTCAGTGCTAGGTTGCGGTCCAATCGGTCCGCGCTTCAGGATTATTTAATAAAACCAAAGGTTTAACAGGTGGACAGATGGTTTTTGGTATCTGCCCAACACAAACCGCTTGCATCTGGCGGCAATAAGCGGCAATACTACCCAAACGCAACCGGAGGAACACCATGCAGATGCCCCGCAACGGATTTGACAACCTGGCCGCAGTGGCCCGCATGAACACGGACGACACGTCACATCATCCTCTGGCGTGGGTCTGGGATGAACTGGACATGGAGCGTGTGCATGCCATTCCGATGGGGTGTTGGTCATGACTGATAACGCAGACCAGGCAGCACGCATGAGGGCCATGTGGTCCGCCGTAGTGATAACCGCGATCAATGATGCAATATAAACACAAAGGCCGGGCGCAACTGTGGGCAAACTCGCGGAACGGTATGGACGTAATCAGCATGGCTGGCATCGACCCTGACAAGCGCGTTACTGACTGCATGGTAGCATTCGCGGCCAAGGGCGTGCCATCCACAACGTCGCGCAAAAGGGGGCCAAGCTATGATGCCTGCACCGAAATTTCCCCAATATAAAACGGTTCCGACCGATAGCCTGATACCCTACGTACGCAACGCCCGGACTCACAGCCCCGCTCAGGTGGACAAAATCGCCGCTTCGATCCGTGAATTTGGGTTTCTGTCACCTATAATTACGGACGGGCAAAACGGCATTGTGGCGGGCCACGGGCGCGTCATGGCGGCACAAAAGCTGGGGCTTGATACGCTGCCGACAATTGACGCCGCGCACCTGACCGAGGCGCAGCGCCGCGCCTATATGCTGGCAGATAACCGCACGGCATTGGATGCAGGCTGGGACAACGACCTGCTCAAGATCGAGTTGCAGGACCTGGAAGCTGAGGGGTTCGACCTGTCATTGACCGGGTTTGACTTGGGTGAAATTGAATCTATCAACATGCTGGCCGAGGCGGCTAATTTGCCCGGCGAGGGCGACAATCCGTCAACCATGAGCCTTGCGGATAAGTTTGGCATTGCCCCGTTTAGCGTGCTAAATGCGCGTGAGGGCTGGTGGCAATCTCGCAAGCGCGCGTGGCTGGCGTTGGGGATTAAGTCGGAAATAGGTCGTGAGGGGCTTGCGCCGACAAGCGTTCCTAAAGATTTGCCGGAGGGCCACTACCTTGCAGGGCGCGGCAACAACGAGGGTGGGTCGATCTTCGATCCGGTGCTGTGTGAACTTGCCTATAGCTGGTTCAGTCCGCCCGGCGGCACGGTCCTTGACCCATTCGCAGGCGGATCGGTTCGCGGCGTGGTGGCGTCAAGGCTGGGCCGTCAATACATCGGTGTCGAATTGCGCGAGGAACAGGTGCAGGCCAACCGGACGCAGGGCGACGAACTACGCCCTGATCTGCCGCCGGTCTGGCATACAGGCGACAGCCGCAACATCGACCGGATATGCGCGGACGTTGATGCCGACTTTGTTTTCAGTTGCCCGCCGTATGCGGATCTTGAGGTCTACAGCGACGATCCGAATGACCTGTCAACGCTGAAATACGAGGAATTCCGTCCCGCCTATTTCGAGATCATCGCCAAGGCTTGCAGCCGGTTGAGGCAAGACCGCTTCGCCTGCCTTGTGGTCGGCGATGTGCGCGACAAGCGGGGCAACTATTACAATTTCGTCGGGGATACGGTTGAGGCTTTTCGCGCGGCCGGGCTGCACTATTACAACGAGGCTATCCTTGTCACGTCCGTTGGGTCGTTGCCGATCCGGGTCGGTCGGCAATTCGCCTCGGGCCGCAAACTGGGCAAAACGCACCAGAACGTGCTTGTGTTTGTCAAGGGCGACGGTGCCAAGGCAACCCAAGCCTGTGGTACCGTTGAGGTTCACATTCCTGAGCCTGAAACAGAAAACAGCGATCTGGGCGAGGAACTTTGACCCAGCCGGTCGTCACGGTGCACAGCGGGATCCACGTCGTCAGGGATGATCTATTTCCCGGCGGCACCAAGGCCCGCTTTCTGCCTGCGCTGTTTGATGATGCCGACGAGGTTGTTTATGCCTCCCCATGCGAGGGCGGCGCGCAAACGGCACTGGCGCACACAGCGGCGGCGCTAGGCAAGCGGGCAACAATCTTTGTGGCAAAGAGGGCCGAGCCACACGCAAGGGCGCTAGAGGCCAAGCGGGTCGGCGCAAAGGTGATGCAAGTATCGCCTGGCTATCTGACAGTGGTGCAAGCGCGGGCGCGGGAATACTGCAACCGGACCGGCGCACGGCTTGCACCGTTCGGCGTTAACATGCCCGAGGCGATTGAGAAGATCGCAGAGGCAGCGCGCATGAGCGGCCTGCAACCAGACGAAGTTTGGTGCGCCAGCGGTTCAGGCGTTTTGGCGCGGGCGATTGCAAAGGCTTGGCCAGATGCCCGGCGGCACGTTGTGGAGGTGGGGCGCACGCTTTCATCAGCGGATGTTCTCGGCGCCACGATCCATAAGGCGGGGGTGCCATTCTCAAAGGCGTTGAAGGGTCAGCCGCCGTTCCCGAGCGATCCGCACTATGACGCGAAGGCTTGGAAAATGTGCAAAGCCCGACACGGTGCCGGGCTTGTGCTATTCTGGAATGTGACGGGGCCAGCTAGGGGTTAAGCGTTCCTGATGTGCGCGTCCCTGCCATCGGCTGTGACCGCGTAGATCATCGTGCGCCCGTCGCCATACCCCCTGGCATAGGCTACCGCCTCGGCCATGCTGGGGAACACAACGCGAGTCCGGTTGCGCACCTGACGCCCCCTGACAGCGGTGAAATAGGCGGCTGCGTTGAGAACGTTTTGCTCGTGTGGGGTGTGGGT